CGCGATCTGTTGTTCCGCCTCTGTCATATTTCCATCCTCTCAAAAATCTCCGCCAAGACATCAGCCCCAGCGGCCACCCGTAATTTGTCGATTGCGCGCACCTGAATCTGTCTGATGCGCTCGCGACTGTAGCCGATCAGGATTCCAACGTCCTCGAGTGAGCGACCATCCGATAACCCGTCGAACCCAAAGCGAAGGCGAAGACATGCAATCTCACGGTCCGTCAATACTTCCATGACTGTGCGCAGCTGCGCGTAGAGGATTTCTCTGTCCAGGTGATCACCGACTGGAGGTTCATTCGACGCCATGAAGTCATAGCGACTTTGACCGTACGCGTTAGGCTCATCGATACTCGACACCAGCTTGACGTCGTGCTGAAGGATCTCTGTCAGCGACTTGACATCAAGTGATTCGATTTGCTTGTGAAGGTATCGCGGGTAAGTGTGCACGACCTCACGAACGTACGCGAGCAGTTCCGCCGGTGTCGGAGTCTCACCGTGTTTGACGATGTACTCCTGGCGCGACACTCTGATGTGAGACAGTTTAGCGATGGCGTGTGACGGTAGACGGATGTCACGACCACGACTCTCGACACCGCGTCCGATCGCCTGTCTGACCCAGTTGGTCGCGTAGGTGCTGAAGCGGTGACCGAGTGACGGGTCATAGCGCTGGACCGCGTGGTGTAGTCCGAGCATGCCATCGGTGATCATGTCTTCGTGCTCGCATCCACGACCACGAAACTTCTTGGCGATTGCGCTGACCATGCGGACGTTATGATTGACGAACTCAGCGGTCGCTTTGTCTTTGTCTTTGTCAGTGCCAGCCTGGACCATTCGACCCAAGAAGAACTCCTCCTGTGGCGTCAGGAGTCCAGTGGTGCTGGTGCGTCTACTGCCCCGATACTGTGACCATGTTGTGATGGCGTCAGTCACGAGACTGCATCGCCTGGTGTGCACGGTGATCTGGTGAGTTTGGTGTGTTCCAATCGGATGCGACCAGATACGAGAACCAGACAGCACCAACGACCAAGACGAAGCTACCGACCATCTGAATGCGGCGCTGTGTCCGAAGGCGTCGCTCGCGCTTGAGCTCACGCTGTGAGCAGATTCCACAGATGCGATGTCCACGGCCATAAGGCACGACGTTCGTGCGATGGCATTCTATGCATGTAAGTTTGATGTTTCTTGTGTCCATTGTTTTGTCCTAGTCCTGTTCTGTCTATTGTGGAAGAGTCTGTCCTGCGCGCTTGCACAGGATCCACAGCTGCACTTCGTATTCACTGCGACCAATCGCATCAGCGATGCGCTTGATGGTCGACTGTCTCACAGCATGAGCGCCGGAGAGCATCCGACACACTGCCGATTTGTGGATGCCGAGTTTCTCAGCGATATCCACCTGTGTATGTCCGTAAATCATGTCATCGTTATACACACAGTTGACACAGTATGTCAACCCGTGCTAGGATGTCGATGTGATTGGACATCACGACGAAGGGAACAGAATGACACAGGAACGGGTTGACTTGACTTGGAAGTGCGGTCATACCGCATTCATTACGGTTGGATATAAGCAGGGGGACCTCAAATACAAGATGGCAATGATGGCGTCGACGCTTCAGATCTGCGCCGCTTGTGAGAACAAACTTGCAATCGAGCGCGCATGGTCACTGACACAGAGAATCCTCGAGCCGAATCCGATTGTAATGAGCGGGAGTGAGAAGCAAATCGCATGGGCCAGGTCTATTCGCACCACGAAGTATGAAGCGCTCGCGCATGTCCTTGACTGTCTGCGTAAAGCGTATGAGACGCGCCAGGATGAATGGCCAGCCATTGCACGGGCAATCAGCCCAGTGGTCAATGATGTCAGTATCTGGCGGTCCTACAGCCAGTCAGGCGCCATCATCGATCGACGCAACATCAACTGGACGACAGCGTTTAGGAACGCGCTCAGTCGAGCAGGATTACACATAGGGGGTTTAGTATGACAATGTCGGAAACAATCGGTGCAATCGCACCAGCGCTGGTCAAGGCCCAGGCTGAGATCAGGCCTATCGTGAAGGACAGCACGAATCCAGCGTTTCGCTCGAAGTACACTTCGCTCGATGCCATCATGGAGGTCGTTCGACCAGTGATGGCGAAACATGGTCTGTTCGTTGTGCAGTCGGTGTTGGACACCATCGACGGTGAGCATTCGACCAGCATCATGGTCGAGAGCCGTGTGATACACGCCAGCGGTGAGTGGATCGCTGGTGTCGTGCAGGTCCCTGTGATGCAACAGACCAGCCACGGATTCGGCAGCGCACTCTCGTATGGTCGACGCTACAGCCTCAGCGCGCTTCTGTCGCTTGCATCTGATGAGGATGACGATGGCAATGGAGCGATCCAAGCTCAACAGGCACGTCCACAGATCAAGCCAGGACCGCCACAGCAGACCACGCTGCGTAAGCTCGCACCAACACCGAAGCCGATACCTGGCTATCATAACGGTAGTCACTTTGTTATCGGAGAAGAGGACCCTAACGCATGACGAAACTAGTATGGATAACGCCCGATGCCGAGAGTGTCATCGGGTATTGCGCCAGGGTATCCAACCCCGCGAACCAGGACAATCCTGACGTCACTAGACTGCTTCGTTACTGCGTTAGTCACGGACACTGGTCAATCTTCGAGATGGCCAGCATGTGCATCGAGGTCAAGACCACGAGAGCCATCGCGGCGCAGCTGCTTCGACACAGATCGTTCTCATTCCAGGAGTTCAGCCAGCGGTACGCCACCGTCGTCGAGGACATCGAGGTCCCAGATATGCGCCTCGCTGGCGCTCACAATCGCCAATCCAGCCTCCCACTACCGAAGATTGAGGAACTGACCAAAGAGCAGCAGGACGCCCTATATCTGGTCGGTTGCAGTATTGAGTTCGCAACTGATACCTATCGCGATCTGATCGCACATGGCATGTCTGCGGAGACTGCTCGCATGGTCCTTCCGCTGTGCACTCCGACCACGATGTACATGAGCGGAAGCATCCGCTCGTGGATTCACTATGTCCAACTGCGTACACGCCAGGACACGCAGCTCGAGCATCGCGACATCGCTCAAAGCGTCCAGAACATTATGTTGGAACACTTGCCGATCACGATGGAGGCGCTGGCTTGAAGCTCTCTGACATGATGCCGCATGCAGACCTTCCTCCTTGGACTGAATACCTTGAATCCTGGGAGAAGGAACACAAACCCGTGTATCCAACATTCGACGAATGTCTGCATGAGTCTACTGTCATGACACAAAAGATAGATTCTCTTGGACGAGATCATTATCGAATGAGATGCTTACGTTGTGGACACATGGTCAAGCCTATTAAAAAGGTCGATGCACTGAAGATTCTAAATGGCAATCGCGCATCAGATGATGGGCACATTTACGCTCAGGTTCGATATGACCCAGACAATGACTACTTCCGAAACCGTGAGTATTTACGTGAGGAATACTATCGGTTACGTGCGGAACATCCTCATAATCTGAACGAACAAAAGAGGATTTACCATTCAAGGTATTTAAAAACAGCACGGTGGATGAAGCTTAGAGCAGCTGTGTTTGAGCGTGACAATCACACCTGTCAGTCATGCGGTTCGACTGAGTATCTGCATTGTCACCATAATACTTACGTACGCCATGGCGCAGAACAAATGTCAGATCTGATAACTTACTGCGCCAGGTGCCACAAAAATCATCACATTGACCATGACATGGAAAAAGAACGGGAACAACTATGGCGAGAAAACCAGCTGAGAATAAACCATCAATCACACGAGTAGAGGAAAAGCCTGAAGGACTCCTGTGGCTCCTCAAAGCGAGCGAGCACGAGATCCTGGAGCGATTGAACGCTGAGGATGCAATTATCTTTGTACATCCTGCGCTCGATGGCATCGTGAGTTTCCGCATCGAGGAGAATCCACAGCACGAACAAAAAGTGGTGCATGTCTGGCGGTAAATGTATAACAGTCTCGCCGGTGCTCCAACATCGGTAAACGAACAACTACCAAACAGAAGACCAGGTGAGCGCATCGCCTGGTCTTTTGGTTTGTCAGAAGTTTACGAAGCCAAAGCCGCCGAACTTGCCGAACTCGTGCCAGTTTCGTTTCTTCGCATACAGGCCATCACCATCACGCTCGACCGACAGCTCGTCACTTGGTTCCGGTGACGTGTTACCCTCGACTGTATAGACACCCCACTCCTCGACCTTCGTGACGATGCCGATGTGAGCGATGCGCGAGAGAGCGCTGAAGTAGAACAGCGCCAGATCACCGCGCCGTGGACGTTTCGTGGTAGTGCCATCGCGGATGTGTTGAACAGGCAACCACAGACTGTTTGCCTTGAACCATCTCGACCAGTCTGGACAATATGCGCTGCGAGGAAAATCCTCGCGGTAAACCATGCCGAGCTGCGTGGCTGCTTGCTTATGCCTAAAGCGCACATGTGCCGCGCACCAGGGGGAACCAGCAGGGACCGGAGGTTTGCATGATGCCTGATACGCTTCGACAGCTGCTCCTCGATTCTCACCGACTTCCAAGACGCCGATGTTTGCGATTGCCAGATCTGTCGAAAGCGATGCAATTGGTCGTACTTCCATGTTGTATACTCCTATTGTCCAACCGGTTTCTGTTCCTAGTCCTGACGCCTCCAGCACCCCTCTGGAGGCGTTTCCTTTTTAAGAGAATGTCTCCGCATCATCCGACGATGACACGATCGTGATGCCTGTCGAGGTGTGGTTATAGATGAGATAGATGATTCCGAGGCGCCAGTAGCATGCTAGTTCTTCTGGCTTGACGTTGCCGACAACTACATCCGATGCAGCTGTGATGATGTTGCCCATCGGGTCACGCTTAACTCTGTGGATGTCTCCGCCACTAGTACGAAAGAAGATGTACTCCATGCCGTTCGGAGACACGCAGACCGTGCCATGTGAACCGGATCCGATCGTTGTAGCCACTGATACTGTTATCCCTTCATCATCGGTTTGATAGCGTACGATGTTGTTCCCTGTTTTCGAATCCACGATAATGACCAGGTACATCGAGCTGCTATGCTTTGAATACGCCAGACTCAAACACTTTGCATTCGTGATCGGCGTGACAACTTCGTCCCAGTTTGTTCCGTTGTGCGCCCTGGCGTGATACAGCGTGACGCCGCCACCAGATGTCACAATGCCATACGTCGCCTGTTGCGCTGGACTGACATCGGCAGCCGTGCAGTTTCCTTCGAGATTTACTTCACGAAAAACAGCTCTCTGTCGCTTCGCGCTATACATCGGATTGACACCCACGCTCGATGTTCCGATGAGGATGCTGTGATTCGATTTACCTAGTCCAAATGGTGAGCCTGTCTGGTAATTACCAAGCGTGTCGAAGCTTGAGTCCGTGCCTCGAGAAGAACTGTCGCTCGAGAGTTGAAGCGTCACGGTCCCGCTGGTGGCAGGATCTCCTGCTGTGTCGACGACGATACCGTGTGCTGGCCCTCGAAGGATGGCGCCGAATGGCAGGTAGAGAGCACTGTCTGTGCCACCATTGACATCAAACGGATCATACAGATCTGGAATGAAGTCGCCGTTTATTGAGTCGAACAGCGTCTGTGCTGTGATGGTGCCGACACCGATCTCGAAGCCATACGCGAAGTCTGTCCCGGTTGTCGCGTTCGGTGTTGCTAGGATTCCGCCACCATATAGCCAAGTACTGATACCAGTTCCACCATTGAGGAAACAGTCTCTCAGTGGAGGCTGTGAGACGCTACAGGTACCACTGCCCGGGTACGCAACACTGTTCGTGGCGGTCCAGCCAGGATGTCGGACAATCGAATCATCGGACGTGTTGATTTGACCAACGAGGTCCACGATGGTCAGTGGTGTGACACTGTATGTCGTCACGCCTGTGGCGCCACCTACAGTCTTTTGCCATCGATAGTCGCTCTCTTCTTCATCACGACCATCGTTCTTCTGTTGCCAGAAGCGGCGTGAATAGTAATAAGTCGTGGTGTCCACTTCGGCGACAATCGCCGGTGTGATGCGCTCGTGCTCGTAACCAAGACCACTCGGAACATAATGACTATTACTGAACCCGTGAGTCGTGTCCTGCTTGAGCGTCGTGGTACCGAGGTCAATCGCCCCTGTAGCGATGCGAAGGCGCTGGCATGAAGTAACACCCCAATATGCCGAATCGACGCTCTCTGAGCCAGCGTAGGACGCGCTAGCGGTATTCTTGCGCGGGTATGGATTGTCTTTACCATCAGCGACTGGAAGCGATGAGACCGACCATGCATCCGGACTGCACAGGTCGATGGTTACTGTGTGATAACTGGTATTCGCAGCTGTAATATTCCAGGTCTTCGTGTTGCCATGAAAGTCAGTGATGACGAATGTTCCAGCGACTGAGGTACCGCTTTGCGCCTTGATCTGGATGTCCAGGTAGCGATATCCCGACATGCCTTCGTATGGCGCGAACGATCTGTCGTTACCTGTTCCGGCAATGCTTCGTGTCGTGGCATATGCAAGTGACCACCCGTTAAAGCGGAATCCTCGGAACATGCACCTGGTCTCTGTATTCGCCTCGCCGGCAGCTGTAAGTGATGCGCCAGTGATGGCACACGAGATGCTTGCGGGAACGTCATCGAGCGCCGTGGTCAGAGTGTTCGACCCGTAAACAGGATCGGTCAGGACCGTCGTGGTCGAGTAGTCCATGAATGTGTCGGAACCTGACATTGAGCCGGTTCCGGTTATTGTCCTGGAAGAACCGTCGAAGCCAGTGACCACGACACTGAGTGAGTCCGGGTACGATGTCGACCACGCCCTGGTGCGACCGATGACAGCGACACTGCGATCGAGACACGAGCTCGTGCTGATATTGGCGCTGGCCGTTGAAACAATGCCGAAGCCGTCAGTCGTTCCCAGGACACTGAGACTCCACTCCGTGGCGCTTTGTGCGTGGAAGGTGTGAGCATGCGTGATGTCATGCACAGCGACGGTGTTGACCTTGACCAGGCTGACAGCGAAGTCATGACGGACATCACCTGAACTAAATCCATTCGCCGACAGGATCGCGGTGTAGTCTGCTGTTCGCCTCGATGTCGCAGCTGCGGACACACTGACTGATCCGCCATTCGCGGTAATACTACAGGCCGCCGTTGCACCACTCGTGGTCATCTCATACCAGCGATATGCAGTTCGAGGCGGGAACACAGTCGGTGCCACACTCGAGCTGTATGCGGTCTCAGTGACGTCCCACAATTTGTCTGTCGACACTGATGCTGTAAATGTGCCAGCACATGTCACGCTGACATCTTTGTATGTCGTGGCGCCTGTCTCGGTTCCTGACGCCAGGACAACGTAATTGCTATTCGTGCTTCCATGGCCGTTGTTCACAGCCAGGTTCGCACGAAGTTCCCAGGTCCAAGTTGCACCAGGTGATGGTGCATTGACGCTGGTGGCAATGGCGAGCGAACCAAGGAATCCTACATGTCCGCCGAAGGTGAAGTCTGTTGAATGCGTGTCGTAGTCAGGCTCGAGAGGTTGCACCGCGAACGGATTCCAGATGCGCTCCGTGACGTTCTGCGTGTGCGACATCGTGAGCGTCGATGTTCGTGTACCGTCGATGTATGCCACTATCCGCCACCAGCATTGAGGTAGAGACCCCGGTATACAGCACGTCTGAACTGTTTCACGCCAGCCTCGACCACGAACTCGATCGTCGGAATCGCGATGATGCGATACACACCCTTGATGGTCACGCCATCAGGTTGCATGATGGTAACCACGTCACGGACCCAGAGAGGACGATTCGTCGCGGACAGCACCAAGAAGTCACTCTCCCACTCGATCAGGATTCGACCTGTCATCAGTCGGTCTTTGAGTGCAAGCATGGCCTGGTACGCCACAGCACTCGATGTGATGCTCGGATCACTTAGAATGTATGGAACCGGTCGACCGCGCCAGTTGTATGGCCTCGATGCTGGAGCAGTGCCAGCAGTCTGACTCGCATCATCTGCATCGTAGGAATAGATGAGGTCACCATTGCGCGGATCCTGTCCAATGACCGTGATCTGATTGCACTCTGGACTCTCGTAATGACCAGTCATCTTCCGGACCACACGCTTCTGCTGTAGCGCCGCAGTGACGCCACCAGCAGCTGCTGCCGCAACACTTTGATACAAAGTCATGACGCTGGTCGATGTCAAGTCAGCCGGATTTGACCACTGGTATTTGTAGCCACTCGATGTTGGAGACCATCCAGTGATGAAGGTCGCGGCGTAGTCGGTTTTGAGTTTTCCGATCATCGAAGCGATTGTGTCACCACGCTGTGGCACAAAGTTTGAATACCCGCGAGCGATATCTGGACTGCGAGAAATATTGATTCCAAGCGCGTCGTTATATAGCAGGTAAGTGGCCGGAGGATAGCCAGCCATGGTCATCATGTCACCGATGGCGTTTTCTGCTGTGTAGCCGTCGTAGAGGATTCCATCCTGGAAGTAATACAGCTCAAAGTCGCGCGATCGGTCCATGCCTTCAAACTGGAGCGTCGAGAACTTTAGTGAAGTATCACCCTGCTCATACTGGATTTGCGGAGGCGCCAGTGTGCCTCGAAAGATGTCAGTGTAGACAGGTGTCGGTGAAGCGCTGTCAGAGATCGCCACACGGATCGGACGGTCGCCTGTGATCTGCGGCTGTGCCACGCCAGCATCGAGGAGTTTCTGGCGCCTGGCGCTCATCTTCAGAGTGGTGCGCGAAGTCTCATCGACAGACAGCACCAGATTATCTATGTACTGTGTGATGTCGACTGGACCATTGTATGTCGATGTCGCAGCTGGTGTGCTGCTCGCCATTGCCGCGGAGACACCATAGGTCTGCGTGTATGGACTCGGAGTCGTGATGGTCACCTTGATTCGTAGATTCTGAATGATTCCATCTGGCGTGTACGAAGAAAAACCATCGGTCACAGCGACGGCTGTCGTGACAGTCCCTGCCGATGTTCCAACGACATCACCCCACAGCTGCGGGACGAAGGTCGCACCAACCGGAGGAGGATAACGAAGCTCGATGTTTTTGCTGTAAAAGATTCCGGTCGTCTCGTATGCCACCGGAGCGATCTGCACAGTCGGTCGACCATACGGGACCTTCCACGCAAATGAACCAGACGGAAGGATGGTGTTTCCTTCGACGTCATTCAAGTCCTCAAACATATGGCAGAAGTTAGCACCGAAGGTCGAGGTCACCAGCACCTCACGACGCTTGAGCGGGATAATCAAAAGGCTGACCTGTCGCTGACCGACAGCACTGGCAGTGGTTACAGCTCGACCAGGATTCTTGTTTGTGTCAGACTGGTCGTAGACACCCTTCTGAATTCCATTCTTGTAAACGATGCATGAGCCGTCGCCACGAAACACCATCTCGACTGTCGATGCGGATCCGTAGCCCCACTGCACTCGAAGAAATGGCAGTGATGATTTGTCGACCCAGTTCGGCACGTACGCGGAAATGTACCAGCCTTGATTGGCGACATAACTTGCAGTCGTTTTGACATACTCCGCATTCGCAGTGCCGAGCGTCGTCGCTGTGAGGTAATAATCACCCGCCGCATTGATCTCCATCTGCTTCCAGACAGACCCCGTCACGAGCGTGTAGGCGCTTCGTGGCACTCTCGCATAGAGTCCGCTGTAATTGGTGGACCATGCTTCAGTGACAGGCAATGGTGCCGGCATGGCGGTATTTGTCACGGAGTCAAACCAACCCGTGCTGTTGGCGCGGTCCCATGAAGTTCCGTCGGCACCAACACACACGCGCCCTAAACCAGGACGTGGTTCAGGACAGTCGACCTCGACCTTGATCGGCCAGTTTGTCGCCATTAGATTCTTCTCATTTCAGTGACCAGGTTCTGGCGCCCTTGCTGGATCATCATCTTCCGCATGGCGCGCTCGAGGTCTGTCGAAGCGGGGATGAGTGTCTGCGGGATAATGCCGACGCCACCCTCGTTCGTTGCGTTGTTCCCTGCATTCAGTTCCGCAGCTGTCACACCGATCGCGCCCAGGCGTCCGCCGCCGAATGTCTGTTTCCGCAGATCAAGCAGATCTCGTGTCGAGCCGGTGTTCTTGGCGATCTCGTAGAGATGACCTTCCATCGACTTCGCCATGTCCACAAATGCCGCCTGCATCTTGGCTGCGTATGTTGCGATGTCTATCATTGTATTGATCAGACCACCGCCCTTGCCTTCGGTCGACTTTGCTGCATTAGCAGCTGCTTCGGCTGCTTTGCCGATTGGAGGTTTTGTATCTGGAGGAGAAAGTGCTGTAGTGCCTCCAGTCTTCTCGCCGCTTTGCTCCATACTGTCAAAAATGGCATTCATTCCATAGATAGCGGCACCAGCAGCTACAACGCCAGCGAGAACCTTTGCGATACCAGCAGGACCGGCCAGTGCATTGACCAACGCCTCACCTGCCGCTATTAACTTAAGGCCGTTCGCCAGCTGCTTCATGACTTTGACTAGGGTAATAATGCCATTGACAATCTGGACTGCAGTAATGGCAGCCAGTGTCGCAGCGATACCCATAAGGATTGTCTGTGCAGCCGAACCATTGACCTTGACAGAGTCGAAAAACTTTGTGATATCTTCAAGGCCTTTTGTGATGGCTGGCGTCACAAGGGCCAAACCTGCACCGAAGATATCACCGACCTTGACCTTAAGTTGTTCAAACGAATCGACGATCGTTGCCATCTGCGAATTTGTATTCTTCGCCATGCGCTCCGTCATACCGCCGTACTTCTTGTCAATGACGCGAAACAATGCGTCCAGAGTTTCGGAGGCACTCGAGATCAAGGTTCCGTTTTTGTCGAACGTGATTCCTTCGCCAGCAAAATCCTTTTTCGAAAGTCCGAACATCGAGAGCGTTTCTGAATCTGGCATTATTCCCTGGTTGAGTTTCCCCATCATGTTGACCAGAGACTTGAGGTGCTCTTCGTCAGCACCGAATGCCGCGCCAAGATCCGCGAGTTTCGGGAGTGCCTTCTGCGCGTTCAAACCCATCGCCTGCAAACCGACTGCGGCGTTCGCTAGCTGCTTTGTTGTGAACGGTGAAGGACCGGCGACTTCGCGAACCTTCGCCATGACCTTCGCTGCTTCGGCTGCGGATCCTGTAACGACTTCAAGTCGTGTGGCTAGTTCCTGAGCTTCTCCGCTTGCAGTAAGTACAGACTTTCCAAATGCTACCAGGCCGCCAAGAGCACCGAGTGTGGCGCCAAGTTTTCCAAGTTTTGACAGCTGTTCGCCATAACTCACAGCCGAGGATTTACTATTGTCTAAAGCATCAGCTGTCGACTTCGCCTCAGCCTTGACGTTCTTTAGCCCCTGGACTGCATCGCCAGCGCCTGAAACTTTGAATACAATGTCGAAGATGCCGAGCGCCATTAGAGTGTCCTTTTTGCCATGACCGACATGACGGCCTTGACAATTTCCACGATTTGATTGTCCCAGACTTCAGCCGCCCATGCGACTTCGGCGTACTCATCCAGGCTCAAATCGGTTTCACGGGGATGGCGTTTCAAATGCCGCACACTTGTGTACAGTATTGTCTGCGCCACCCCGCTCAGTCGTTTGGGACTTCGTCTACCGCCGCTGCAAAGTCAATCGGAAACGCTTTGGCGAACTCCGCGACAACATAGAGGTATATGTCAGAGCGGTCACGGGCCAGCTGCGCGAAGCGCCGTCCGGGATTGATTTCACCATCACCAGGCTGAATCACATAACACCGTGCCATGATCATCAGAATTTGCAGCATCTGAGCTGGAAACTCAGGGTATGCAATCTTTAACATCTTCTCAACTTCAGGTCGAGGAAACAGATCGGATGCCTTCGGTTCGCGGAAAACGATTGAACCTGGCGTTCCTATGAAGCGCTCGATGTCGACGACGAGATTCGGTCGACCTTCTAGTTTTGGAATGTTGTCAAAGATTGAACTCAAGTTATGATCCTGACAGACCAGTGATTCCGGACACGCCAAGCTTGATGGTCGCGGTTTCGGTCTGTGTTTCTTCCGGAGTCAGGGACAGTCCTGCTTCAGTAACCATACCAAAATACTTGACCACGTTGCCAGCAACGGAACCTGCGCCATCGAGGTCGACGTCAATCTCACAACCGAATCCAAGTTTGCTTGTGAAAAGAGGACCAGTCGTGTTGTCGATGTACAGCTCGAGGTTGACTGTTCCTGCCTGTGTTGTCGGGAGTGATGCTTCAAATGTCGCGCACAAAGCAGTGGCATTGACCATGTTCTGCGTGACAGTCGTGCTGAAGCTCTTCGCGAGACATTGAACCGAAGTTGCAGTCGTGGTCGGAAGTGCAGTCGTGTCGCCAGTCAAAGCGGCAGCGGTGAAAGTGATTGTCAGTGTGACGTCTTTTGCGAGTAACGGACGGGCCATGTTGGTTATACCTCTGGAGTTATTGTGGCAACGTAAATCTGAGCGATGCCATTATCGACGCGACCATCCTGCGACACGTCGACAGATGAACTGACTGATGCGCGATTCAGGAAAAAGACAGGAGTCGTCGTGTTTACTGTCTGTCGGTTTAGTAGTGTATCGATTCGGTCCACGATGCCCTTGATACGTGCCATCGAGACAGCACCAGACTGCGTGTCCCAGCACCACACCTGGTGCACGGAACTGGTGAGGATTCGACCGCCACACATGGCCGTGGTATCGTCCTGGCCATTGTCAGTGTGACGTACGACGATGTAGGGAACCTGTGGCTGTCGAAGGCTGATCGGGTCCTTTTCCGGAGCAAGGTACAAATAGATACCTTGCTGGTACGAAGGCGATCGGTTGTCTACCGCCAGCAGTCCCTGAAGCGTTGCATCAGCTGTGAGTGTGTCATAGATCCACTCATCCACGACTAAAGACTCAACCATTGAAGTACTTCCTAACTACACCTTGGAACACATTCCATGCCTTCGTGCTGGCAGGTATCGCGAACGGTCTGTTCTTCTGAAACTCCAAGATCTTGCCATAAGGCGCCGCGATGGAGATCACATATTCGTAGTCGTTGACTTTGCCGATAGTGATGGATGTCCGAAGGAATGTCGTGCGAACAGCTGGTGCTTCTCCTGGTGCAGATGCTTGATAAATAGTTTGCGTTCCTGGGAGCTTATATCTTCGCCCAGACTTCGGACCAGTCATCAGTGCAATCATCCCGGTAAAAGCAGCACTCACTGCCTTTTGCAAAAATACAGCCAGCATGCGAAAACGCTTCTCCGCATCGTCAAAGCCTGATAGGTCGACCTTGACGGTCACGGTGCCAGGACCTCGATGAGTAGTGGACCGAAGCGTCGCACGGTAGTCGACACAGTGAACGACAAAGTCAGACGAATCACAGCTGTTGTTGGATATGCAGCGGGGTTCAGGATCGTCACAATGCCCTGTGAGGAAAGAGACTTTGTGAGCGTGGCGCTTCCTCCACCGAACGAATACGCGACGCCTGTGGCGGCTGTCGTGTATGTCGCCGCGAGAGTGCCTGTCGTGATGTCAATCGGTGAGCCGTTTGAATCCACCAATCGCACCACGTACGTGTGCCAGTCACCCGTCCAGGCTGCGAGCTGCACAACCTGTTCCGGATCTTCGGTGATGTTGATGATGTTCACACTCATGCTGGCCTCACATACAATCTCAGCGGTCCAAAGATCTGCGTGTCGGTTGCTCCGGTTGTCCTAGTCACAGTCACAGTGTACGTGCCAGATGTGTTCGTGACCGTAGTCGTGAGACCGAATGATAACCGTCCATTGTCCGCATAGGTCGCAGTGCCGCTGTAGGTGGCCACGAGTGTCCCCGCTGAGCTGTAGACCTTCGCCGATGTTGTCGCACCAGTGATGTCGATGCCTGTGCCATTTGCGTCAGTGACCTGGACATCGATGCTCGTGGCGGTTCCCACATTTACATCAAGCGGCTGATCAGCGCCTAAACCATCAGCCAGGAGTTGATAAGGTCCGATGTGTACACTGGTAGCAGCTGACACAGGAGTCAACAGATCTGCGGAAATGTAGTCTGTTCCGTTGTGAAGGAGAGCGCCAGAGAGCTCAGACGCAGCTGCTGTGCTGTCTACGATCGCGTGGACGTTGGACTGGATGTGGAACGAGGTTCCTACATCGACATTCCGATTGTCGACTGTTGTCTTAAGCGTTCGAGCTCCGAATGTGCTTGCTGTTGTGTGCGATGTGTACGGCTCATCCCATACCGCTGCCGCTGTCTGCGCTGCCGTCAAGCCACCACTACTCAGCGTGACCGTCAGCACCGCGCCGTTAGTACCAGATGCACCACGCACCACAATCGTGACATCAGATGCTCCAGCGGCAAAAGCCGCGTTAGGGACATCAAGCCGATACACACCCGGCACAGCACTAGAATCAATCTCAGCAAAGCCACCAGAAGTCCACGCGCCTGTTGCTGTCTGCGTGACCAGCGTTATAGCCACCGGTGCGCTCTGGTTGCGGACGTAGTAAGCCGCTAGACCTACTGCGTTGAAGGCTATGCCCGGAACACCTAGATAAAGCTCAATGCTTTGTGATGTTGAACCGGGAGCGATTGTGATTGCGGAGGCGTTCCGCTCTGTCGGAAGGTAGTTAGGCGTAAGGTTAGACAATAGGCTATACGTCTGGTATCCAGCGTCAGGTGATGCACCAGTCCAAGCGGTTGAATATACGTCTGTTGCTTCCGCTCCGGTTGCTGTTCCAAATCCTTGGTTAGGACTGTTCAGCTCTGGACTCCAGAAGTCCGCTGTATAAAGTCCAACCATTCGCGCATAGCCGTAAGTTAGACGAGAAGCACCGACTGTACTTGAGTTGCTACCGGGTGTTGCTCCTGTAGATGCCGCCCCTATAAATCGGTTGTAGTCCTCAGTTCGGTGAGACGCTGTTGATGAGATTGCTGTTGCACAATACAGAAATATGTTGTTTCTAAGTGTTGATGGAAATGTTGCTGAACCGCTGGCACTTTCAAAAGCAACTACAGATGCCCCATTGAAAGTGCAATTAAATACACTTGTTTGTACTGACAAAACGTTTAGTTGATACTGACCACCATAAAAAATGCAGTCCTTAAATGATGTCGTATCAGCGACATTGTTACCAGTTAGGTAAATCATAAATCTTGCAGAGCCAAATACACATTTACTAAATGTTACATTTAGAGGACTTGATGTCGGTGCGGACATATCAAACACAGAACCACCACTAGCACCAGAATCGTTCCCTTCTTGTGCAAAAATACATTTTGAAAACGAGATGTTTTGTGAAGTAACGAAACTTACTAGTGCAGTACCACGTCCGCCACCAGAACCTTTGCCTTCAAATATAAAGTTTGAAAATGAAAGATTGTTTTTTGATGTGCCTTTAAGAATCGACTGCGTATAAACAATGGCCGCATTACCAGCACTTGAGAATCCAGATAGTCGAACGAGACCAGCAGGTAGGCTAAACAGTGCGCCGGTTACGTCACCAATAATCTGTACAGTAGATGATGGGCTTGTGATTCCGATTGTAACCTGTTCAAGGTAATGACCGGGAGCCACGTAGACAATGTCACCACCGACCACTCCAGATGTTGCACCTAACGCTTTTTGAATAGTTAGCCACGCTTGACCAATACCTGGACCAGTACCAGCGTTAGAGTCGCTTCCATTTGGACGCACATAATATGTTGCCATTACTCAGAGTTCCCGGTTGCTATTTCTTGCGCCATCGTGACTGCAAATAGCTGTACTGTTTGATATTGAAATAGTTGGTCTTGCATAACCCACCACTCATTGACGCTGGTTCCATCAGGCCCAAATGTTCCGAGCAGATTCCCATCGTCATCAAGGACATCGCCGAATACTTTCCAGTCTGTGGACGGTGCTGGCACTTTTTCAATCACAAGATTTTGAATGTTCATTTGCCCACCTTCAAACTGTTCGCATTCGTACCCTTGAACGGCATCGTTAGGAACGCCAGCACACTCGACACCGCAGCGGAGACACCCGCCGCTACCGCCTTGCTGCCGTAGAGTGCCAGCACTGCGCCCAGCTCGGTAATGTCCTTGGCTTCAGATGTCCTGATGCCATCGCCAAAGACGGAGGTGAACGCAGCTACGAAAGCCACGATCACAACGACCACTAACCGCTTGATTGAAATGCTACCCATGTCGTGCCTCCAGTGCGGCTACTCGCTCGCTCAGTCTCGCTATCGCCTTCTTGATAATGACTAGATCCGCTTCGGTTTGCTTGGCATCATGCACCAGTATCCTGATGTCACTCTTGATATCCCAGAGCATCTTGTATAACCCGCTGATGCTTGCAATCAAAGGTATCCCTATAACCGCTGCTAGTTGCATCCATTCTGCCATCACGCTGTACGCTCCACTAATCCGACGTGCTGAACGAGCAACTCGGTTTGTCCAAAGTCTGACCCGATTACATCGTAATACTTCGAGTCATCGCCTACCCGGTAGACCCTGTCCTGCGGCATGACATCAGCACTAACAGCGACTATCAGCGTCCACTGTGCAGATGACTGTATGCCACCGCCTACGATTGATTCTGTGTCGCTCTGGTTGGTTAGCCTGGCGTTGTACTCGGCAACCTTGCGCCACGTCTCAGTAACACCGCCACGGCCGTCTTCGGTAAGCGTGAAGCGGTGTATTTCTACACGGTCTTGGCACAGGTTGCGTACCATGCCAGCGCTCAATGTGGCGCGTAGGATAGGACTCATGCGAACACCAGGGGGCGGTATCGTTCAGCCATTGAAAGGCAATGTGCTTTGAGTTGGGAAAGCTTCACATCGCTGGTGCCTTCCTTAGCATCGATGTCACTAGCGCATCGTGAGGCTTTGATTAGCCAACCCTGCCGGGTGGCTGTCCTTACATCGTAGCGCTCCACGTTAGCAGGCCCCATGTCTACCCATGTAAGCCGTGGATTGGATGCCCCATCTTCAACACTGAAACCTTGAAACTGGTAAGCCGGGTACACGGGATAATCGGGTTGTGTCGTGCCTGATGTACCAGCCACGCGGCATTCATAGACCCGCCCGTTGGGCGTTGTAGGCACTACACGATCACCGACAGAGTAAGCCGTGCTTACAGCCCAAGTGGTAAACCGGGAATAGGAATCTAAGATGCTCCCTATGTCGGTGGTGGACATCTGCGGATAACTTTGGGCATCAACAAAAAGTGATACCTGCGCTATCGCTTCGGCTCGTGTCATCATGGCTTCACTATCCCACATAAAAGAAAACCCCCGGCACGTCTGCCGAGGGCTTGAGATACGAACCCGCTAGGCTTATGTAGCTGCGGATGCTCCAACGATAAGCGAGCCAGGTACACGGCTGGATGCCGTGGCATTGACGTTGCCAACATCGAAAGCGGAGAAAGCAAAACGCTCGGTTGCCTTGAATGCGAGTGCATCCTCAACAAAGTAGCGCTGATCCGATACCTCGATGGTAACGGTTCGGCGGTCACCGAATGCGGTACCTACACTTAGGTCACCCAAAAGGATGTATGGCGTGGTTGCCGCAAGGGTCTTAGCCATGTTTTGAACAAAGATTACCGGGT